TTAGGAGATATTTACTAGAGAGTGAGAGTAAAAATATAGGTTTTACTCTACAATGTGCGGATAGTTATTTGGATGAAACAGAGCTTCTTATGACTCAAGAAGAAGGCGATATAATATTTTCTGCCGTTCCAATTGGATCTGGTGGAGATGGACTAAAAAGTCTAGTAAAAATAATAATAGGCGCTGTAATTATGTATTATACGGGGCAATACGCTTTCGGGGGGACTGCAACAGGAATCGCAAGAGTCGCAGCAACAATAGGATTTAGTGCAGGTCTGCAGCTATCTATGACAGGAATTGCAGAACTTTTAGCTCCAGATCCTTCAGTTGACAATAGAAACACTCCGCAAGAAGATAAAAGCTATCTATTTCAAGGGTCAGAACATAATATAGAGGAAGGCTTTCCAATTCCTATTCTTTATGGAGAGTTAAGAATACCGGGACAACCAATAAGTTTCTCAACAATTTCGCCTCAACAAATACACGACCTACCTACAGATATAATAACTTTTGTAGATACTGACGGAACACAAACAGAAATAAAAGTATTTTAGGAGAATAAAGTGGCAGAAGAATCATTAAAATTGGGATATTTAACAAGCGGAGAAACACATCAAGTTGCGAGTGTGACAGATTTACTTTGTGAAGGTCCGATTCGTGGATTAATAAATGGAAAAGCTTCTGTATTTTTTGATAATGTCGCCCTATCAGAGGATGCAGCAGCGCCTATACTTACAGGCAGTGAAATTACGGGACTCACTGTCGAGGGACAAATGACTATTGCTCTTGTAGGCGGAGTATCTGTTGGTACTGTTTCAGCAACTAATTTTTCCTTGCCAGAAGGTTTCGATGGTTCAAATAGAAAAATTCAACTTCACAACTGGAGACATCAAGCTGTTAATCCAGAGTATAAAGCCGATAAAACGGAGAGCACGCTTGCAAATGATGATTATAAGAATAACTATGATGAATATACAGGGCATTATGCACTTGTAAAAAGCGGAGCTTTTTCAACAGGTGAACCTGATTTTAGCAACAGTACTTGGGAAACACAAGGAAAGAATGATGTTAGAGCAATTTTAACTAATTCTCACCATCGAACTTTAGCCATATATGGAAATACTAAATATCTGAATGTAAGCGGAAATAGTACAACTTTCTTTCCAAGCCATACCTCTTTGGAGGATTTTGCCCCTGGAAGTTCTTTTCTTCAATTGAATGAGTTGGCAATACAAAAAACATTCGAGATAGCAAGTACAGCGATAACAGCCGGTAATTTGGTAGTAACTTTTAAAGAAAATATTCATTCAGCATATGATCCTGGAACAAGCTATAAATATTCATTTAAAATATTAGATCAGCAACAGGTAGATGAAGACTTTAGTTCTACAAGCACAGCTGCAACCGATAAAGCAACAAAAAGTCATGATGGAACAAGCGTGCAGTTTAGAGATGGTAGCTCGAATCAACCTCCAGTATTCAATGATTTTCCTGGGGGCTCTGTCTCTATTACAGGAACAGGAAGTTCTATTGAACTAAAACAACTAAGCGCTACAGCAAGAACAACAGTAACAAATGATGCTAGTAGTAATATAGCGTCTTTTCCTTCTAGTCCTAGATACTCTACTAATTTTTATCCCTCGGGAGCAGAAGATACAGCATCTGCGCCTACTATTCTTACAAAAGCTCAGTTTAGTTTAAGTCAAGCTAATCTAGATTATTTAGATCAAGTTGTTTTTGATATAGCATATCCTCAAGGCTTATTTGCATCAGATACAGCACAAGGAAAAAACAGCCTTAATTATGCTTTTTATAGAATAGATATTAGAAAACTTTACAAAGATGGAGCTTATGGTGATTGGAAAAATATTACAAGTGATGTCTCAAATTATGATCTAAACGCAATTATACATCGAGCAAGTAATACTTCTTCTATAACGTTTACTATTGCTATTGATTTTATTGATGATTCTGCACAATTTACAGATTTTCAAATTCGCATAATAAGACTTACTAGAAACTCCGGTCCAGGTATAACCCTGTTTGGAGATAATAACGGAACTACTACAGAGCCATATACTCATCCCGGAAGAAGTGTTTCTTTTGTAGGAAACTATAGGTCTATTTTAAATGAAAGATTTAGATATCCTCATACCGCAGTAATTAGAACTGTTTTTAATTCTAAACAATTTCCCTCAATGCCACAGAGAAGCTATTTATTGGGCGGTTTAAAAGTACAAATACCAACATCCTACACTACGCGAGAAGATGCAACAGATACTCGAATTGCTAAGTATGAAGGGTTTTGGGACGGAACAATGAGTAGTGTTTTGCATTATACAGATAACCCTGCTTGGATTTTTTTAGATCTTTTAACGTCTAAACGATACGGTCTTGGTAACTATATAGAACCTCGTGACGTTGATTTATATGCTTTATACCGAATTTCAAGATATTGCGATGAATTAATTCCAATAGGAAATATTCTTGATCCAAGTACTATGAGGAAAGGAGACGTACAACGTATATCAACAGCCAGTAGTGTGAATTGGACAGAAATAGGATCTGCGAATGCTAATGTTGGTACTATATTTACATATAATGGTGTTGCTATTACAGGTTCTGGAGGAAAAATAGAGCCTGTTGAGCCGCGCTTTAGAATGAATTTATTTTTAACAAAACCAACAGAAGCATATAAAGTCTTAAAAGACATGGCTTCTTTGTTTACTTCTATGCTTTATTGGATGGACGGTAAGTTAACAACAGTTCTGGATGCTCCGTCAGATCCTGTATATAGCTTTACTAAAGGCAATATAATTGAAGGCACTTTTAACTATGAGTCTTCTGGTACAAAAACAAGAGCAAATCAAGTTGTTGTTTCTTTCACAAATCCCGAGGCAAACTATAAGCAAACCCCTATTATTATTGAAGATAGAAATGCAATTATTTCTGCAAATAAAATAAATAGAAATAAAGTTGTTGCTTTTGGTTGTACTTCTGAATCTCAAGCAATACGTTTTGGCAAGTGGAAGTTATTTACAGCCCAAAATCAAGTAGAAATTATTAACTTTAAAACTTCTTTGACTGGAGCATTTTTGCTGCCAGGAGATATAATAAATATACAAGACGCTGATCGTGCTGGTAAAATGTTCAGTGGTAGAGTGAAATCAGTAAGCAACAATAATACTCTAATATTTGATAGAAGCGTGTCTTTTACTGCAGGCGCTGTATATAAATTATATACTTTAGTTACTGCATCCGCGGCTTTTTATGCGGGAGTAGAGGATATTACTGTAGTTCCTGGAGGTGGGGCTGCCGATGTAACGTATTCAAAAGGAGAAAGAGTTACAAATGCATGGGTATTTACAAGTGGTTCGTGGAGTTTTGTTGCACTAACAACAGAAGAACTAGCATCGAATGCTTTTACTACTACAGGCGGTGGTACAATGATACCTGTAAAATGGTCAGAGCATACACACACAGATGAATATGCAGTTACAAATCCAAACGGCGCAGCTACACAAGTAGTTCTTGCTAGCGGCAATTTTAATACTAATCCAACTACTGAAACTATATGGGCTTTACAAGAGACAGAGGGAGGGCTGCTAACAACGGCCTCTTCAAAGCTATATAAGATACTTAATATACAAGAAGAAGAAAAAGGTATCTATGCTATTAGTGCAGTTGAGCACTTTAACGAAAAATATGATGCGGTTGACAAAGATTACTCTCTAGGAGTTGTTCCTCCTACAGTATTCCCTTCCGAGCCTAAAGTTATTCCTCCTCTTAAAAACTTTTATGCAGCTCCTGGCTTTGATAATGAAGGAAATCAAGAATTACGACTCTATTGGGAGGTTGATGAAACAAGCAAAGAGTTTATAAAAAATGTTCAAATTAGTCATACTATTCCTGATATAAAATCTCCTGTAGTAAAGGAAGGAATAGGAGGCTTTGCCTCTATAAATATACCTTCTGAAGGACAGTATAAATTTAGTGCCAGAGTACAATCAAATAGTGGTGTATATTCTGAATTTATACATTTTAATTATACTATTGATAATATTCTTCCACCAAATGTTAGAAGACTCCAGGGGGTTCCAGAAGGCGCAAGAAGTACAGAACCTCTTATATTTGATTCAGCAAATACTCAATTTAAGTTTAAATCGTCAACGTATACAATACAGTCTAAAGGTACCGAAGACGGTCAGATAACTCCTGCTCAATTTGATAAAAGCTTTAATCTTATAGCATTAGTCCACTATTATTTATACTTAGACCACTCAGAGTCCGCCTCAGAAACGGGCTGTTTAAAAATAGTGAGACAAGCATCAGATAGCTACATCAGGGCTTTAAAGGACGTAAATTATTATTATGATACTGGAACAGGACAGACTACAACTCCCGAGTTTACCTCTATAGGTACTGTTTCTATTGCAGCTAACACTAATAAAGTAACAGGCTCAGGATTTAGTAGTAGTGTTGTTGTTGGAGATATTTTAAATTTAAGTAATAGTGCTACTCCATCATCAGGAGATGCTGCAAAAGTGCTTGTAGTTGTTTCTGACACCGAAATTATAATTGATAGATCTTTTTCTGCTGCGATTTCTTCGATAACGGGTCGAAGACTTACCTTTAGAGCTGACTTTAATAAAGATGCGATACTCGCAAAAGTACGAAAAGAATCCAATGGTACTTATCGATTTCAAAGTTTTACTGATGCAGACTTAGTACTTGAAGCATTAACAGTTAACGCTGACGGCAGTTTAGACGTTACTAAAACAGTTATTCGTGACGACGAGGGCCACGCACTTTTTACTAGCTCTGACACAAATCCTTTTGGAGGCGCGGCTCTTGCTCAAATTTCAACTGCAACCAACAGCGGGGTCTCAACGGTAGGAGGCACCTTAACAAATGCTTCTGGCTCAGATGTAAACTCAAAAATAACATTTACAACTGCAAGTGCGAATCAAGCAGCAGTCTTAGAAGCCCAAGTATGTGTTGATGATAGTTTAGTAGACGCAAACTCGCTATTTGCTATTAGTGCAGATGGCCTTACTTCAGTAGCCTCTTTGCTGACCGGCGCTAGTCTAAGAGTGCGAGTGTCTATAACTAAAGATTCTACTACAACGACTCAGGAAGTCACTTTCTCTTTTGCAGCAGAAGCTGCAGGACTCAGTGCAACACAAATACCTTTTATTACACAAGATATCGGTATAGGAACTCTTCGTTATTTTGCAAGACTCGCTACCTCCTCTTCAGGAGCGCTTTTAGTCGTTCCCTATAGTGCTAATGGTTCAACAGGCATAAGAAAGTATGTAAAAGCGTCATTTACTCTCGCAGGAAGCACACACTTTAGTGCCGCTGGAACTTATGCAATAAAAATAGAAGCAGATTTAGTTCAGTCAGGAACTACGACTCTACTAGCAGCAAATCAAACAGCAACAGGCAAACTAGTATCTGCATCAACAGGCTCTCCCAACGTAGACGTAAGCAACTATCTTGGTGGGTCTGGAGACCAAAATTCAGGCATTGTTTGTGGATTTTCTACAAGCAGTCCTTTTGTAAATCAAAATTCTTTAGCAAACTTTAAGCGTTTGTATGATTTAACAGCAACAGGCACTACTCTTGTAACACAGTCTGCAGCAAATACTTTTAATGCAGAAGGAGTAACTACTACAGCTGTATCAAACCTTACTGTATCTGGAACGACTATTCTTGGCACTGCTACTCTTTTGGCCAGCACTCTTTCTGCCTCAGGTGGCTATTCAATAGCTGCAGCATCAGGCGATCTTACATTAGATGCCTCAACAGATATTATTCTTGATGCTGACGGTGGTGATATATTTTTTAAGGATAATGGAACCACTCAGATGCAGTTTACTGGTGGGACAAATAAAACAATAGGTATTGCATCAGGCAATCTAACAGTATCAACATTGGGCACTTCGAGCATTATTTTTGAGACGTCTGGTCTTGAAGGAAACTTTGGAACAATTGACTTTAATTCTACAGTTAGTGGAACAACAACAAGGTTAGGCTCATTTACTACTACAGGGCTTGACCTGTCCACTAATAATACGATTCTCGCACGGGATTCTCTGGCGTTTAAGAACGATAATACAGGACAGACACATTTTAATCTTGCTCTAGACAGTACTCCTGAATTAGATGTTACGGGAGACTTTGCAATTGATTGTTCTGGAGATATAACACTCGATGCTGACGGCGGAGAAGTTTTCTTTAAGGATGCAGCAGTAACATTTATGGCTGCATCTTCTACATCTGGATTGACTCTACAAAATCCAGCAACAGACATAGCGGCTGATGATGTTTTAGGTGTAATTAACTTTCAAGCTCCAAATGAAGCTACAGGCACAGACGCAATA